ATGAATAAGTTCGAGCCTAAGATTCTGGAGATCGAAGGTATAGTGCGGAATGATACGCTCCGGGTAGCCGGAAGGTTTGACCTCTTGTGTGAGATCAATGGCGAGTTGGTTGTTGTGGATTGGAAGTCCTCAAAGAAACCCTCTATGAAGCAGGAGTTGCAGTGTGGATACTACGCCTCGGAGAAGAAAGCGAAGGCCGGGTGGATCGTGTGCTTCGGTGCAAGCAACAAGCAGGGGTATTCATTACGCAAGGTCACGGATATCGAACGATCTGTTAAAGCGATGGGAACAGCTTGCTTTATAAGGGACTTGTTTGCAAAATGAAAAGCGGAACCTACATATCAGATCTAGCTTATGAACAGAAGGATTATGAAGGAAAGTACGAGAAGATCGGTGCGCTCTTGTTTTACAGGAGTGCATCATCTCCCGGTACGGCTAAGATCAGGATAGACCAGATGTTCCCGCCTGAAAAAACAATCATAGGCAAGTTCCTCTCCGATTCTGAGTCGGTGAAGAAGAAATTCGATACCGCTCCTTATATCGAGGGCGATATGTTTGTGAGAGTATATGGAAACAAGGAGAAGATAGGACATGTACACTCGTCTCAGAATGAACATGGAGATACGTTGTATTTCTTGGAGTTCATTTGTGACATGTCACTAATCTTTAAGGCTCACAACAGAATCTTCGGACACCATCCATGCAGTGTATGGATAGAAACGGAACTGGAGTAAAGCGCAAGATTAAATCGAACAAGGAGATAAGCAGCGGTGCTCCGTCTGCTTGATAGGGAGTTCGATGGGAGATTAAATGAAGACTTCAACAAGAACAATAAGCCTTATGCGCAAGTGGGGTGTGTATACCGATTCTGTCGAAAGGTACAATGCGGTCACAAGGCAACACGCGGACCTGTTCGGAATCATAGACCTGATTGCCATAACGGATAAGCTGTATGGCATTCAGGCATGCGGCTCTGATTTTCAGGAGCATGTCAGGAAGGTGCTTGATGTGGATCATTTCAGTCATCTTGAGGCATGGCTTAATGCTGGCGGAGAATTCCAGATATGGGCATGGCGCAAGATCAAGAAAAAGCGAGGCGGTAAGCAGATGGTATGGGAGCCGCGCATAGCAAACTTCTTCCTCGGAGAGAACACCATAGAATGGGAGTTCATTGAGTTTAACAAGAAGGCCATCGGCCTGTGACCACACAGAGTTTAAATGATTTGTTCAAAGAAGTCGTTCTTCTTATGTATGGAGAAGGGTGTATTCTATGCGCAGCAAATGCAACGGATATTCATCATATTGATCCGAAGGGCATGGGTGGTTGCTCACTGAACAAAAGGTACAATCCATTAAACGGTTGTCCTTTGTGTAATAAGTGTCACACAATAATACATTCAGAAATAGGAGAGCGGAGCGGAAAGAAAGAGATACTTAAAAAACTTCCGCATCTAGAGAGAACTAATTGGGATACGAATCCTCTGGAAGGCGAAACAAAGAGAGAAATAGCAAAGGAACTTAGAGAAATAAAAGAGATGCTAAAGGGAACTATCTGAAAGAAGTATGTTATGTATCTTCTAGTAATGAGAGAAAATGAAAAATCGAACTGGACTCCGGTTCTGGGTTTCAGTATCTCCTTAAAGGAGGCGCAGAAGAAGCTTATGAAAATCAGCCTTGGCAGTAATCACCAATATGATATACTGCTTTGCGAAAGCATAATAAAACGCACGACTGCGAAGACCGTTAAAAGAAAAACCAAAGGATAAGTATGAAGGGAAGACTACAAATAGTAAAAGAAGCGTTAGAAGAATTCAGGGATACACCCACGCTCACCCTTTCTAAGATGCTGTATCGAGACCATCCTGCGCTGTGGACTTCTATCGAAGCGTGCAGATCTCAAGTAAGATACTATCGCAGCAACTGTGGTGAGAAAAGCAAGAAGCAAGTGGAGTTCGCAAGGGAGAACGGCAAGGCTGGGTATTCCTCGGCGCTCCCAAAGAGTATAGCCAAACCAAATAATGATTTTAAGATCCCAAATGGCAGGGCCATTATAATGTCTGATGCGCATTTCCCATACCATTCCGATGAGGCCATGAATGTCATGCTTAACTATGCGGATAAATATGAGCCTAACAATCTTATACTGAACGGAGATATGGTTGACTTCTTCGCCGTGTCTCGGTGGGAAAAGAATCCGGAGGAACGGAATCTTTCGAAAGAACTGCATATAGCAAGGCAATTCCTATCTCACCTTAGAGAACGATTCCCAAAAGCACGGATCATCTATAAGATCGGGAACCATGAGCATCGATGGGAATCCTATATGTGGACCAAGGCTCCAGAGATATGCGGCGTAGCTGATTTTGAACTACGCAAGTTGCTTGACTTCGCCAAGTATGGAGTTGAGGAAGTGTGTGATAAGCAGAAGATGAAGGCCGGAAAGCATTTGACCATCATACACGGACATGAAATACCCGGAGCGTTTGCACCTGTCAACTTTGCAAGAACATTGCAGACGAATCTAGGTGTGTGCACCATAGCCGGACACCGACACCAATCAAGCGAGCATTCATTCAAGACGGCTGACGACAAGTTCATTACCTGTTGGAGCCTCGGGTGTCTTTGTGATATGCGACCAGACTATGCACCAATCAACAAATGGAACCACGGGTTCGCCACGCTGGATCTTAGCGGAAATGACTTCTTTGTTGATAACAAACGAATCGTAAACGGTCAGGCGGTGTAACATGCTTACATGGGCAATGGTATTTCTCCTGACACTCAGGAAGGACATAAGGATAAGCACAGGCATCCTTCTTATATTGATAGCCTGCGATACGTTTATGGTTTTGTCACTTATCAGTGCGATTAGGTAGGTGCGCAAAGAGTATATATCCTGCCCCGGCTACAGTTAGGACAGGAAGCACTATTCCCATAATCTGCTTTGAAGCTTCCACAAAAGAAAGAACCGCGAATCCAGCCAGAGCTGATGCTATAATGGTTAGCCCGAGCTTTGTATTTGTTCTTACAAAGAAGATGCAGGCACCACCAATCAGCAACAATATCCCGCAAAAATAATAAGGCAATCGCCCCGTCCTTCCCATCTGTTTCTCGCGCTCAAGAGCAGAAACGTCCTGAGAGGCGCTCAGATGCGCTTCAACGCCATTTGTGGTTGAGGTAATATAAGACCCATCCAGCGGGTTGCGAGTGGAACGTAGCCTAAGNTGCGTCTTCTTTTGGCCGTGTTCCGTGTCTTCNGTTATATTCANGGACATATATCCTGCGCAACCAGACAATATAAGGAGNGAAATTATGATTAAATTTTTCATAGGAGTTTTGTGTACTCTTCCCTAACCATGTAAATAAAATCTTTCCATGTTACGGGAAATGATTTCCATACAGCAACTACGAGCGCCTCTATCTTTCTTTTTCCCCTAACCATCTTTTTCCGCATAGTCTCACCGCCCAATAATAAACCTTACTTAATGGAAATTCATCAAGCATTAAATAGAAGATACCATCGGCCTTCTTCCTTGTACCTATTTCATATTGGTATAATGCGTCATGCACCAAACTCGCATAATAACAGAATGGCTTTCCTGTGCGATAGTCGGTGTGGCCATTGGGTATTCCAATATAGAAAAGCCCAATAAAAGAACGTGTAGGAGTACAACCGTCCCATGCATATCCTTTCTTTATAGTTAAAGTATTGTCCTTTATAACCACAAACTCAGATTCAAAATCATATCCAAAATATGGAATGATAAAATCTTGATCTAATCTATATCGGTAGGATTTCAAATTATTTCTTTCCCCGTCGGCTTCTTTGCTACAACTCGTTTTGTTCTGTTTGCTTTCGGCATATCTATTCTCCCCTCGCCTTTAGTTCGATTGTGCTAATCCAGTTTTCAATTCTGATATTTGCCGCTTTTATATCTTTATACATCAGCCTGTTCTCCTGCCTCTCAAGTTCTGCTCTATGATCGGCTTCGCCTAAACTAATTATATCAGCATCCTGCCTATTGTTTACGATCTCGGTTTGCTTTACCCTTCCCTGAATAGAGGCATAAGAAACGCCGCAAGCAACAAGCAATCCAACTATTGTGAGCGCATTATGCAAACTCATTTTTACATTATCTGACATCGATCTAGCTCCTCTGAGAATGCAATAATATGCATCTATATTTTTATGCTGACGGAAGTGTGATGTATCCCCATCCAGCTACAACTCCAGTATTATTAGCAGACACATCCACTACCCGACCGCGCAATCTAGCCTTTTCTCCTACTGTAAACGCGGCTAGATCTCCTGCCGGAGTCTGCACGTAACTAGTTCCGGAGCTTGCGGCTTCACCATAATTGCGAGTTCTCCATCCCTTTCCAAACTCCTTAGACTGAAGCCTCGCGGAAATTGTCTTACTGGCTGCGTTCTTAATAATTCCGACATAAGGTCCAACGATTAGTGTAACCGTATTACTTGGCGTAGTCTGCCATACCTGAGCCGTCTGTCCCTCATCCGCCTCTATATAAGCGATAATATCGGTAGTATGTGTTATACTAATATTACCTGCGTTTACAGAGCCGCTACCACAATCATCAACATAGGCTCGATTAACAGCAATCCAGTTTGTTGCAGTCGTATTGACTGGAGTTACGCCATTCATAGTAACGATCTCACTAGCAGAAACCCAAACACCGCCGCCGGAATCCTGTATTCCCTCAACGATTAATTTCTGCACTCCGGTACCTGCTGATGTATCATTGGCATCATCAGATACAACACTGATAACAGCTCCACTTGTCTTCTCAGCAATATTAGAAACAGTTTTTCCAAGCGGCCAAATATCAGCAGGCGGATCTCCAGTATCAAGAGTAGGCGTTCGTCCGTATTTAACACTAGCTACTGCGCCGGGGATCGACCCCTCTCCAATTGCGGTTACAATACTTTTGGCAATCTGAACAGTTTGACGTTGCACCCAAAACATCAAGTATTGTCGCCAATTCAACGGTATCTCCATTTCCATCTTTTATTGATAAAGTCATAATATCTTCTCCGGTTTATGTTATCAGTGGTATATATAATGAGTTAGTGGACTCCGAAAAGTCCATCAGGAAAAAGGGGCAATCCCGCCAATGGGAGTCCCTCCAAAATACACTTCATTTCTGCTATACTCACTGAAGGTAAACACTTTGGCTAGCGGGTATTGCGCTGCCTCGTATACGTTTCCTCCAGTATATTTAAACCAAAGATTGCCGCTTCCGTTCGGGTGTGAATCCATATCCGCCTTGGTTTTATTAGCGAACTCCTCATTTTCCACCCAAAAAGAATCATAGGATATAGTTGGGGCGGGCTCAAGACTAACACCAATAGGCCAGCCTGTTTTAGGTGGAAACGTTTCTACGCCAGCGGCATATACCCATGAATCATCGGGTGTCACCAGCGCCCAGCTAGTCTCCGTATCATAAGCAAGCAGATAATTAATGGAGCCTTTTATATATGTTGGACGCCCTTCAAATCCTAATCCATTAAATAAATATGTTCCATCGGAACCAGTCCCCGTTCCGCTAACAACAACACTATCAACAATTTCAACATCGTCCTGCTGTATAGTATTCTCACTTCCATTATGAGTGAATCCAGACGTATTGGTTATTGCATTTCCATCTGCCGCTAAAGAGCCTATATCATTAGCGGGTATTAGAATACCTCCGGAATCCCTGAAACCATTAATGATATTTAATGGTGGAATGCCATCAACCGTTGAATAAGTGGCTCCTGTTATTGTTCCATCCACACCAAATGGCGATACATCATATACTGTAGTGCCACTACCTTCAGCCAATGGGTAATGTAAGTGGATCGTTTCCTTTTCTATATACTCTTCAATCTTCGGAATAATCGACGCAGCAAAATTTTGCTTTCCTATATAATCATAATGTACATCATCAGAGCCAATTGAAAAATCATCCGTATCTAATAGAATGCCATACTTAGATGCAAAACTCGCCTGTTGGCTTCTAACTTCATCCGCATATGGAGGCGAGCTTGGATAATTAGTATGTATTCTTGCAACAATCCATTTTGCGTCGGATGTGAGGATTGTTTCGGACTCAAGTCTATCCTTAATCGTGGTCCAGTCACTCTCCCAATTTTCCGCACGAACTTGTGTATTGTAGTTCGCTTCCCCCTGATTTAAAACCACGTTAGTAACCGTAGGATGATATCCCGCATTCTCAAGGTCATCTACCATTTCGCCAATCGTCTGCACCAAACGATTATATTCTTGCGCCGTACCATCTGGATGCCAATCAGCCCAAGAATTTGTTCCTCCGCGAGCTACCTTAATCATAGCCCGTTGTTTAGAACCAAAGTTATCCGACAATTCCTTACCTACTATAATCTCAGCGGACCAAGCTGCATCAGGGCTTCCCCCAAATGTAGCGGACTGTAGATCTATAAAACGAGCAGATTTTTCCCCAGATAAACCTTCTTCCCTCATATAAGAGAAGTACCAATCACTCTGTTGAATATCATACTCTGCCGGAGGTGTATCAGGTTCTCCTGCGAAAAATCCCCCCAACATATTACTCTGTCCTATCATCAAGATGAGTTCTATATTATTAGTAGTTGGGGAGGTTACTTTAACGTCAGAAAGAATACCATCTAAAGAGGAGAAGGATTGACTAAGGCGAAGATCACTAGTAGCGGTTCCGCCAAAATTCCCCGTAGCCATGGCAAGAGCAGTACTAATCTGCACCCCATCTTGCCACCAAGTTATATCTGTACCATCCCCTATAATCTCATAAAAATGAAGGTTTTCTGGCGTTGGCATTGTACGAGTGCCAGTGGCTATTGTTCCTCCAGAACCTCGAAGAATAATAGAAAGGCCAGCAGTCGCATTAGGCCAATAAACACGTAATCCACTAGTACCATCCTCATTATCAAAAACGTATTCTTGTGCTGTATTTCCATCACGTCTGAACCAGAAAGACAATCGAAAAATTCCATTCCTCTGGATAAAAGAAAGTTGCCGATCTGCAATAACATAATCAGCAGAGCCGTCGAATAAAAGACAATTAGAATCTGTATACTTCGGAAGCGACAATACCGAAAGCTTATCATTTGCTTCTGAAGAATCTGTAGAATCCACACCGCCATTCAGCCATTGGATTATATCTCCCTGAGATGCAGGACTTAGAGCGCCCCCATCATAAAACGAATGATATGCGTTCCAGATCATTAGTACGCCCCGTAGTGAGCAGTTGACGTTTCGCCACTGGTACAAGCTAAAATGAGTTTCTTCATGGGCTGACCAATAAATGGGAAATCTCCAAATGGAGGAATTGGAATTGCGTCAGCCTCGGTATAATCTGAAAGCTCTGCGTTAACAATAGCATAGATAGTATTTGCTCCGGTGTTCCATACCTTAAGCGTCATTGCACTCTTACGGTGTCCATCTGTTCCGGGTACTGGTGTTATTGCAATTAGCTGTGCTGTATCTGTTACGCTTACAATTGCGCCTTTTCCATTGGTTACATCACTCATATCATTCTCCTATCGATGATCCTTTGTTATCATTATTAATTTTCATGGTCAATACATTATTCAACTTCATAATATTCTTTCACTATTTTCTCAAAAGCTTCTCGCGAGCCAAATGCCTGCTCTATGAATGGAGTTGGAATATTCTTCATACCTCCGAATAATGTTAAGGCGGATGAAATAGTCCTGCTCACATCCTTGGCAAGTAGCTCCTTCTGCTGTTCTATTCCCTTGGCAGTAAGTCTTTGTCGCCTACCATCCTTAGTAACAGTAAATCTATTCTCAATGGCTTTTGATCTCTTGGCTATATTTCTAGTTCCAGATGCAAAGTTCGCAGTCGCCTCGATAAATGTATCACCAAGCGGAAGAACTCTAGCACCGAAGGAGAATTCGCCTTTTAATTTTTTTCTCACATGATCCATTAGCCTAAAAATTTCATCTCCACCTTCTACGACGGATAGGGACATGCGCTCAAGTTGAATTCCAAACTCTTGCATGAAAGACTCCTCATCCTCATCATCTTTCGGTTCGAGACCAAACGCTTCTCGCCATAATTTGTATGCCTCTTTTGTGCCCCTTGCTATAATAGTATTAACAACTGACATTACAATGAACGATGTAACCACAACACTTGAGAACTTTTTTCCATCCCCCGTGTTTATTGCATTATTAGCCTCCTGAACAACATTATTGAATATCTTGTTCATCTGCGTTCCGTAGCGTGTAAGAAGTCGCATCGCTAAACTTCTACCCGATCCATGAATGGCAGATCGGTGTTCATCAAAATTAGAAGGCTGTGTCTGAGCGGTAAGATCCTCGGTTCTTGAACGAACCCTATTCCAGAACTCCTCATCCCTCCCCATAATCTGAGCGTCCATGTCCTTAATCATTACGCCCTCATCAGATAGCTCATCTGCTATGGCCTGCTCGAACTCACTTCTAATCGCGGATAAGTCACCAGCAGAAGGAATCAATGTGCGAATTCCTTCGCCAACAGATTTAAGGTTCTTGGCTTTTCTTGCTGCTTCCGAAATGAGAGGCTTTGTAAAATTAAATACACCATTACGTGTTATACCTCTCATAAATGATCTAGCTCCTGATTCCGCCAGTTCCGGCGTTGCGCCAGTGGTATAGCGTGATACAAGGATTCCGGATTTATTCATCTCTTCACTGATCTTATTTCGCACCGCTTTGGATTTCGGTTTGAATGCATAGGTAAATGCGATGGATGGATTCTTCAGATAAGGGATGGTTAAGAATAAGGATGACCCCATGCGTAACATAGTTGATGGCCGTGACAGATGCAATGTGGTTTCTCGCTTGAGTATCTCATTTAATACTCTACTTTCTTCGTGCCGCGCTTTCACACCTTGCACTCTGCTCACGCTATCTTTCAGTTGTTTCTCAAAGTTACGGCCATATCTCATCCTGATATCGCTAGCACTTTCGTTCACCGTCTGATTGAGTTCTGTAATTACCGGAGCCATCCCAACGAACAGTGATGCATCATTAATATGTTTGAACATCATATCATATACATCAGGAATAATCATTACGGAGGTTGGCTTGCCTAGATTCTTACGATTCTTGAACCAACCCTGACTATAAATTGTTCTGTTGAATGCATTATTCTCAACGGGCTTTCCGTTTTCATCAAATAGCTCCTCATCCTTTCCGTCAACAGCAAGTTTCTGCGGTAGATAATTCTCCAGCGCATCAAACTTTGTTGTATTGCCCATGCGAATCTGTTGCAAATCAAACATGCGCTTTACATTCACTCCCATATCTTGAGCAAGAGGAAACCACATATCCGCGAACGCATTTCCAGCTTCCTGAACTTCTTGCGGTAACGAATCCACAAAGTCACGCAAATTTTTTATACGAACAGGAATATTCTTACCGATATCTAACTGGTATCTTTGAATAGATGCAGCGGATTCAGCACTACGAAGTGCTGCAATGAAATATGCTAATCGAGAACCACGAATATTTATATTTCTTCCGCCTACATTTATCTTATATCGCTTATCCAATATATCTTGGTGGGCCTTATCCAGAGAAGTCGTAGCATTATATAGACTCATCTTATAATTCTCTGCGCGTTCTCTGCTCTCACGAATATTATCCACAAACAAACGCCTGACTCTGTTCGGCATGGAGTTCGCTAGGACACTACCAAATGTATCTGCATTAATAAGTCTTGATACAAATGAATTTCCTATAAACTTATCAAACGCTCTAGTTGAAAACGTCCGTGGCTTTCCTCTAGTATTACCTTTGATTTCTGCGGAGACATCAAGTGCAAATTCCACTCCGTGTAGATTAGCAACGGACTTCCCTCTCGCATACTTAAGCATGCGAGATTTGCTGGTTATCTTCCTATCTCCACCAAGATTAAGGAATGCCCTTCTAATATCTTGGAAACTGCTATTCTCGTCTACACCACTGAGTGTTTCCGGAGCGGGAAATTGGACGTAACTCTTCTTTATTTTTTTTAGCCTCGGGTTGTACCTCTTTAACAACCTCCTCGCCGAACTTTTCCTTGGTCCGATTAAGCGCCTCTTGTACAGTTTTCTCCCTCTTCCGGCGTGATGTTTGTTTTCTCCCCGCCAATGATGGTCCGAAAGAATGCCGTCTTCAACACCTCGCCAGTACGCGGGTCTTCCGCTACCTGTACCCCTTGGAACTCAATCCCAAGTCGCTCGGCCTCTGCTCTCAGTTCGGCCTCCGTTGACTCATTGATTACTTTACCGTCTTCGGCTTTACGCTGGATATCGTCGGCACGGCTGATGTCTTTGTTACGCCCAGTATCTTCGACTGTGGTTTGTCCGCCTTCTTTGACTGCTTCAGCCGCCTTTGGCCGCTCGGTTTTTGTGGCATCTTTAGCCTCCTGTAATTTCTGTTTTATATCTTTAATAACCTGACTCGCAGGCTCCGCATCCTCTCCAGTTGTACGGTTATTGAATTCATCAACAAGCTTCGGGTTAATAGCGCGAAGCTCATCCAAAAGTTCAGATGTGGATTTCTCTCCTTTATTCCATAGATTGATTGATTCGGCAAGATCGGATACCTGCTTCTTGCGCTCCTTATTGGTCTTTTCATTGGAAGCAACACGTTGGAGTTTTTCCACAAAAGCATCCTGTATTTCATCGATGGATACATCCCTTCCAAATAACTTACTTAACGCATCTGCCGTCCTGCGCAAATCAGCCGTATTAGAGTCGCGCTCGGGTATGATAATATCAGGATCGGTTTTGCTGAGTGCTTCAATGTCCCTGCGCAATCTAATCTGTTCAGCCTCGAAAGCATCCACCGCATTAACACCCTCAAGCGCATCATTAAATTCTTCACGTTCCTGTTCACTCAGAGTATCCTTTTCGTTTAGAGCAGATATAGTATCCTTTTCTTTTGACGTATCTGTTTGTTCTTCTGCCTTACTCGAATCCATTATATCTTTGATTTCTTTATCAATCTCATTCAGCTCTGATCTTGTCTTCGCTTTTCTGGATCTATCTATAATAGAATCAACCTGAGACTTACTACCCCCTGCGGCCAGCAATCCCCTGCGAAACTTTGAAGTTGTTCTCGCCGTATTGATTGTTACGGCGATACTCGTACCACTATCCATAACAGATCCTATCAGCATGGCTTCACCTACACCGTCGCCAAGCGATACATCAAGTCCTATAAGTTTATCCAAGGCATTGTCACCCACTTGGGCGGAACCTTCGGACACAGCACCACCAAGTGCATCAATAGATAACTCCTTAAAAAAAGAAGCTATACCCTTTGTAAATTGCTTTTTAAATGACTTATTCAATATACGCCCAGTACCTATCTTCTCAGTAAAAATCTCTACGATTCCATTTCCGGTCGAATTGACCAGTCTTTGATTCGGGGATATATCCTCTCCGCCAAGCTCGGTATATTTATTTGCTGCGGCGGTCAGTCCCATATAGCCAAGCGACGCACCTCCGCTTAATCTGGCAATTATGGCCTGTACTATTAGATTAGGTATTTCAAATACAACATCTTGACCTAATGTTTTTTGTCACCTTCTTTTTACTTGCTCAAGATCACCACTGATTAGTTGCCTAAAGAAAGGATCTCGTTCGCCCACTGTTTCTATTTTAATCTCTGCGGCACGCTTAACTTGTTCTTCGGCGAATGCATCTAGTGCCCGTCTTGCTCTTTTAAGAGGAGCAATTCTATTTGATATGTCGCTAGCTAATGTGACTGCATTAAGACCGGGCAACCCAACTTGCATTGCTAAACTAAGACCCTGCGTTTCCTGTGTTGCTTTTCTAACAGCATCGGGAACCTCTACGCCCATACGATCTAGAACGCCAACAAGTATTCCGGGGGCAGTAATCTCAGATGCGAATCTAGCCTGCTCTTCAATTAGTGTTGGCAATTGAGCTACAGCACCAGCAGTGCGTCTAAGAAACGATTCCGTAGCACCTCCGGCCAAGCTCCTCCCATTCCCGACTGCGATAGGAGTAGAACGATCCTGAGGAGCTATACCCGAAAAGCGATCCGCAGGAGTTATATCCGAAAAACGATCACTAGGTTTACCGGAAGTGCCGAGATCGGAAAACCTATCGGCCTCTTGAGTCAATGTTTCAAATCTATCAGCCATTACTGGTTAGCTCTTTCCAATATTGTCTCAAAAGATACGCCCGAATCCAGAGCGCGTCTAATGCTGCCAAGCTCCGCATCTGTAACATCCGGGATCTGAGACCTGATCTGATCGTCCGTAACAGCCAGATCAGTTTCATCAGTTACGCTGAACTTAAAACCTTCCCATTCAGAAAGAGCCCTAACAGCCTGCTCAGAGTCGGCTCCAAAATCTTTCACTGCCGCTTTATAGGCTTCCTTTAATCTTTCCTGATCTTTTACTTCTCTCTTGAACTCTTCTTTTTGCTCACGGCTTTTGATAAGAGACTTAGTATTTTGGGTTTTCAGGTCAGATGCGCTCTGCACTCTATCCGCTTCCTTTTTGGAAAAGTCACGGCCCCTTCGCTTTTCTACCCGTTTCTGGATATTTGCCAAGCGCCTTTGCTGTTCTCCGGTTTGGGTTCCACGAGACATAGATTCAAGGCCACGAGAGAATTCACGTTTCTCACTTGGTGTCATAGAATCGAAGTTGGTCTTATCTGATTGCGGATCTGGTCCGAGATCATCAATAAAATCGGTGAATTGTTGCGCCCTCCCGGCGGCATTTTTTGGATTACCACCTTCATCAAATCTTGCGCTCTGCACAATTCTATCCCTAGTACGAGAGCTAATGCCCTTTCCGGAGCGCTGGAATGTGGCCTTCTTTTGTAATTGGCTTAGACGAGCTAACTTCCTTTCCGGTGTGTCCTCTCCACGTATAGTGCGGCCATCAACAGTTGGAGTTTCAAGTGCTGACCTTATCTCATCTTCCGATACGCCCTGATCCCGCAACGATCTTGCAATCTTTTGAGTAGCAGAAATGGAACCCGATTGCCGAATGCGCTGTTGCATCTCAGCTTCAGAGCGTAATGTACGCGCTTCTTTTTGCTGTCTCGCCTTGAATGCCTCCGGAGGAATGGCCACCGTTCCTGTTCCGGGTGCTCTTGGAATAGTCACACCGCCAGCAAGAGGTACTGCGGCAGGCGTATCTTGAGGCGGGGCGGGAATGATAAGCCCATCCGAACTAAATTGCTGTAATCCTCCACCGGGAAGCCCTCCTGCCTGAGCGATTGGTGGGGTAGGAGTATTCGCCAGTTGAAATATATCAGGTATTACGGGCGGATTATTCTGTCTATCTGTAAAATCATTAATTGCCATTGCTTCCTCCTATGGAAAGTTGTTATATCTTTACCCATTTTGTGTCAAGATGTTTTGGCCAAAGATTTCAGNTTCATAGCGCTTTATTTCATTATTACCACAAAACTTTCTAAATTCTTTTGTTGTTAATATCTCGCCCCATCTATCTAGAACTTTCATCTTGGATGCCATTCCATCATATTTCATTTTATCGAANGAACTTCCACCGCCAGCGAGGGATATATTCTCAATTGATCTATCAGATCTAATATCAAGGTGAAGTATACCAGCAAGCTTATCTCTATACGCCTTGGAACTAGCAAATGTATTATAATTTACTACTATTGTATCGTCATCAGTAACAAAAGCCCTCGCATATTGTAGCCATGCTTCATCGAGTGTNGAGTGGTTCAATACTTTAAACCCGGAAGAAAGATATGAGGAAAGCCAGTTCGCAGGATCTCTCAATAGTATGATCTTGTATGATTTTTTTTGAATCAATCCATGGAACTCCTGTGATACTAGGATCTGCGCCCTCCATCGTTGTTATATATGTACTAACATTACCACAGGAATCATTAACAGATGGAAGCTTTTGCGTGCCAGTATTAAAAATATTTATATTGTTCCTTCTGTGGTCTCCTAGATTTATACCTGATACAAATCTTGATCCGCCTTCAATTTGAGACCCAATCCAGTCAGCAAGCATATGGCTTCCAGATCTAGGAAGTGTAAATATGGTATACATTCTATCAATTGATTTCTTATCGGAATATATGAATTCACATTTTGGAAATATATTAATTTTTCTTTTCTTCCTAGGAGATTCTTTTATCAAATTCTTGCATTCGAATTTTTTTATGAAATCCTCGAATGTTCTCTCCATTTTCTCTAGATATTTTTTCATAGAATTAATTTTTGCGACAGGCATTACTTCATCTATTTCGTCTCTATGTTCAACAACAAACGGTATTGCATCAATCCAAGATCTCAAATCATCTCTACGCTCTTCTTTCATTGGCAAATATTCTATCATCGCCAATCTATTCGCCCATATAAGAGCATTGCGATCTGAGCCATAATCCAAACGGGTCTTATTAACATCAAACACATGCCCTATATCAACATCTATAAGTCTNGTATCACCACCGCAAATCCAATTCACTATTGATATTGTTTCCTCATCATGACCCCACCCTTGATTTATACTCCAAGGCGATCTAAGTACATTGATATATCTATCTCTTTTAAATGCATATCCAGCACCCATGCAGCACGGTATTACTCCGATTTTATTATCGCTCCATCTTGCGGAAATAGCATTTAATTTAATACCATCATTCACGACCTTAACCTTAAGAAATATTTCCGCTCCGGTATATGTACCTGAGTCTTCATCAATAACCATTTTCTTGATATTCATTGTTCTCATTTTGCAACAAAGGATATCATCCGGATACATTAGCGAAAGATTATATATCTTATTATACCAGTCAGATCCATTTACCCAATCTACATGAGAATCTATATTAAATACAACCTCCCCAGTTGCGGCACGAACTCCAATATCTCTGGATGGTCCTGTACCAATCGGTCTTTCATTTTCAATAATTATAAGTTTTTCAGCCGGATAATCTATACAATAGTTATCAGCCCTATCACCATCAAATACGATTACAACCTCCGGAAGCTCCGAACAAGTTGCCTTTATTCTATTGATCGTTCTTTCAAGACGGGTTTCCATTTGGCATGGTATCACAATACTGAGCTTTTCTCTTGAACCTTTCTGTTTTCTTCTGGACTCAATTCTTTTTAATATTTCAACTGCGGCCTCTGTTTCTCCAAAAATATTTCTTGAGATAGAAATAAGCTCTGGATGTTTCTCAAACATTTCTATATAAAAATCATCATCTATATATTTTTTCCACCGCTCTCCTGTTTTCATTTCATCGGCATGACCATCCATTGAGACATTATCGAATGAACTGCCACCACCATTATTCGGAACGAAAAGCATTGCATTATCCGACACAAAATCAGTTCCTATCTTATCAGCTATTGACTTTCTGTATTCACTGCTATCCACAAAAAGATTAAAATTAACACTAATGAAATCACCTGATTGATATGCCTTTGCGTATTCAATCCATTTTCTTACGTATGTATATTCAAAATCAGATAGATATTTATCAGCCATCATAAATGAATCTTCAAACCAAACCGCACCCTTATTACGAAAATACTTAAGAGTAGAAGCCATATGATTAAATGGATCTCTAAGCAATATGATTTGCTTATTGCTTTTTGGCTTAACCCTACTCGGAAGTTCGCAACTAATATTTGTTTCATTTTCTCTGGATGACAAAAATAAATTTATATCTCCATCATACATCTTTTTCTTGGATCGAACACTCCATAACCTCTCAGGCATTCCGGTCTCCTCCGGGGAAAGAAGAAATTTGACTGTATTCGTATGGGATATATTATTTCTAAATTCAACACGATCATTAAACTGACTACATATCCAATCGATTAAGATATGATTTCCTGATCTTGGCATACCTGACACAACAATCTGCTTGCCGCATTTAATATTTTTTAATCCATCCGCATACATTCCAATTGTACGCTCTTCTTCCAGTTTCGGTATGGATGATGTGGNGATATCAATACACTCATCAAAGCTCTTATATGGAAAAATATTTAGCGANGAGCTTTCATTGCAGTTAAATATCTCGACACCAGCCTCTCTTATNTTAGGCAACAGCTTCCTAAACCGATCTGATAATATACCGTAAGTTCTATTATTTGATTTCNCAGAATGTCTATTTGATGACTCATCAAAATGGTATGGCTTTCCGGACGGGTCCATACGGAAATCAACGCCAAGAAGAAATATCTTTTTAAACCCAAGCGTAATCAAAATTTTTACAGCAGCCAGCATCACAGATCTACCCCCACCGTTTTTCTTGCCGGACCCATAATTAACAGTATCCTCATCTATAAACGAATCCGGATCAAAATCCAGATTAGTTCTAAACCCTATGCACGGCGATTTTTCTCTTTTCGCATAGTACATTGGCCTGAATTTAATGATAGTCTGATCTTCATATATAGATTTTATGAACGTATCAGTGGGATCTACTGCGCACCACATATCAGGCCGATATGTACGCGGTGAATTATTAACACCCATCGTAAGAATTCCGCACTGGTTAAGCTTATCATGATTCAGCTTATTAAATGATGGCCCCCCACAAATTAAAAAAACAGAGCGCCCGCAATATAAGTTTCTAACAGCATCAAGGTTAACCATTGTATTTATCCAGTAGTGGTGGTAGTAGTAGGTATTGTCGGGGTTGGGGTTGGGGTCGGAAGCGATGTAGTAGTGGTAGTAGTAGTGGTAGTAGTGGTAGTGGTAGTAGTGGTAGCCGAAACTTCAGCATCTGCACTTCCAGAATCTGTTTGCTCGGAAACCGTTCCGCCAAAAATAACTACATCAGCATCACCTGTATATGATCCAGCACTAAGAGCAAGAGCTTCGCCGTCATATTCAGTTGATCCCTTACTGAGATCTCCAGTCCAAGAAACGACGATTTCCGGATTTCCAGAAATATCATTTCCTGAAATTGAAACAGTCAGGCTTACCGACCAATCATATGGCTCTTCGCCAGATGAAGAAATAGGAACAACATTGGCTGCTATCGAAAAACCAATAGCAGAAGATAATGGGAATAAACCTGTATCCATAGAAACTGCACCCACATTACCCGTAGTAATCTCTTCACCAGAAAGATTTGATCCGGTTTGTAGTGTTAAATATCCACTGGAAAGACCAGATCCAAGCCCGCTGTATGAATCTGCCCCAATCGCTTTGGCGGAATTAATCTCAAGAGACCATGATCCAGCAACGGCAGGAGTGAATACTACAGGAGAATATGTTAGCTCGCTCTCAAGAACCACACGATAATCATTCAATGTGGAATCTATAAATAATTCATTATAGGTGGATGCAATTCCCATTGGAGATACCTCCGTTGTTCCAGATAAACTAGAGAAATCACTAATTGCACCTGCATGCTCAATGGTTGGATCTCCATTGAAATAACTAGGATTTGCATTCTCCCCGCTTCCTATATCCCCATCAAGAGTATTCCATGCAAACGTCTGACCATACCTATCTGTATTCACTGGATCAACCCATGACACAAAGTCTACGCCCGCCAGCGCCGTAAGCATATCATCTAATAATTCAGGAACATCGAAAAAATCATCCGTCTGACATACTCGCCTTGAATTTGGATATTGAACAATTGGATTCCCAACTGCATCCGCACTGATAGCATATCTGAATCCCCAATCGGTACCATTTGTAAGACCAACTGTCTTGCAAAATAATTCAAATGTTGCATCATCACTTAACTCATTATTATTTTGAACATCTGCCCATGATAAATATCCTGTGGCATTGGATGCAGTAACAGTGCTATTGTTATTAGACGAATCGACAACGTTTCCAAAATCAACATCCGTAAAAAACTTTTGAAGCGCCTCCCAAGTGCTTGCATTATCAACATCTCTAGATCCAGCGGAAGGTGTAACTATGCCATATAAGCCGGGATTTTTGCCTGATGCAGATATCCGCTCCTTAACTGCTATTTGTTAAGCTCACAGCATCTGATGATTTTGTCCAGTCAAACGCAGCGTACCCAGACAAATCATCTTGATAAGTAGGGGTCTGAACTACAACAGCATCACTTAATCGCCATCCGATAACATCAAGATTACTTCCAACTGACGCCACTATCTATCTCCACTTAAGATAATCCCATTCAATATTCGAGGCGGTTGTTTTCAGAATCTTTCCAGCTTCGGCCGGGCGATCAAATACATCCCATCCTGCTTTGGGTGTCTTGGATGTATTCCAGTATAATATATCTCCGTCCTCGTCTCCATCTGGCAATGATGTTCCACCCGGAAGCCAGCGCGGGCTTGGTCCGTCTAGTACTAGGGAATCACCATCATTACCCGTACCTTGTGCAGGCATACGCGGGCGAGACTCAAGGTCCGCAACTCTTTGTTCAATATTTCCTTCCGTGTCGATTTCGATTACATCACCAATATTAGCACCACCACCAAATGAAGTAGAAGATAGTGTTGCCATCTTAGTTTTAAGATCCGCTTTCATTAGATCCTACCGCTAATTGTGTAATCTATTAACCCATAGTCGTTAACTCTCGCACTCACAGAAAGCACATACACCCAAGGAGAGGGATTTATTAGGGCCGTATCCGTATCTAGATCTGCTTTGGTTTTATTCTTTGCGACAATCAATGTTCCACCGACAGCAGAATAATCTCCGGGGAAAGTTATAAATCCCGTAGCCGGGATGCGCTGTGCTATGGCTGTCTGGGTAGTAACTGTAGTTCTAAAGTTACCATTCTCAAGAGGAACGTTATCTATGCGCTTTATCTCTCCTACTACTGCATCAGGAACGCTTCCACCATCTGCCACAAAAGACTGCTCGGTTGAATTGGTATTCACTTCGGTAGATTCGGTATAAGAGTCCGACTGCACGGCGGAATCAGCCGTCAGGTTGGCAATCGTTTCCTTGGTAATAGTTACATCATATGTACCATCGCCATTATCCACTGCCGTTTTAGTATAGATGTCTCCGCTGGGAACATTAGTTGGTATCTTTGCTAGTATATCGGCATTATCCGGATCTGTTACCCTCCAGAAATATGATCTCTCAGCGGTTACACCACTAGCGGTCTTCTGGGCAGTGGTGTCCTCAAAGGAGGAATCAATCTTAAAACGCTGGCTAAGAATACTTCTATCTTCATTGAATGAAATATCAACGCAGAACCATGTTCCCTCATAAGTCTTGTATCCAAAATTTGGATCAGTTATGGATAGGCGATTTGCCTCCAACCACTCAACTGCATCTTCCCTTGCTGCACTTGCTACCCCATTGTAATTAAGGGTAAGCTCTTTTGATCCAAGGAAATTAAGCCGCGACCGCAGTGAAAGTTTTGCTTTATCAAGACTTAGTATATCATCATAATCATAATCAGTGCTGATTGCCATTTTATATACCCAGAGGTCCAGTGTAGGTACTATTGTTTTGGAAGATGCTACGAGCCATCTGTAGCCCGCCCTTAGCCCTTCTCGAAGGATCGCCATACCATTTTAGGTATCTGCTGCCTTCTGGCTCTATGGCCCATTCTCCGCCATCTTGAAGGTGATAGTCAAGTGCGATATTAAACACAGATAGATATTTAACATCCAAAGAGGATGATGGTTCAATATAGATATCCTGCCACACCTCACCAGAGACTGTAATTGTATACGATGCGATGAGATCCGTAAGGGTAGTTCCGGTACCTTCATTTATTAAAAAGTCATAAAAGACCGAAGCGGATGAAAGAAACCTTACTCTGTTTAGGGTGTATCCACTTGTGCCGCTGATAATATGAGTGGATACAGTGCCAATGCTTTGAGTGGTATCGCCATCACCAACTGTAAAGGTCAGAGCATATTCATCATCATCTATGAAAACCCTATTTCCAGCGCTATAAGAATCAAATCTTAGTTTAAAAGAATCGAGCGATGGGATAGACAATGTTCCATTGATAGAATCTCCAACAATACTCAGAACTCCATCCGTTATAGATATAACCACATTAAATGCATCATCTAGAAATCGTGTCAGTAAAACTATTGGTATCAGAGAGGCGTTCAAAATTATACTCGGCGCTCCAGAACTCTCTGTTACCAATTGCTGTATTAGATCCAGCATCGAAGGTGAGCGTTGTAAATGCTGCAAGCCTATCATCAATCACATCATCGAACGATCCAATCGATGATAATACCTCGCTCTGGAATACCATATCATTCATCTCTGCATATGTTAGATTCACAGCATCCACAAAAGAATCCCGAAACCTAGGTGTATCGTTCACGCCGAACTTTCTTCGCTTCTGATTATATGCGTCATATAAATTAATGTTAGCCATATTATATATCCTAAGTTATAGAGTAATTCACATTAGAATCATGTCCAGTATCATTAAGAAATTACTACGCCTCCGATATTTTCTATAATAAGATAACGGCTTGAGCTAATTCCAAATAGAACTAGAGATTCTTCAGCCGCATCGAATGTAGCGACATTCCCCCCGGCACCATTAAAATCACCACTCGTTAGTGTTAACGTGCAGGTATTGATAGCGCTTGAACACGTAACTACAAGAAATTTTCCAGTCACAGGTTGTGTATGCGTCATTATTGTAGAAGCTGAAGATGCATCCAGAATAGCAAATGATACATCACTATTAGATGGGATGGACCCATCTGAAGTATATACCACTTCCTTTATATCAATTCCTGTGGCGCTAATAAATCCAGCAGTTGCTTCAATATTTCCGGAAGAAGTCGTGATATCTCCAGAAGTTGCGGTAATATTATTTGCTCCAGCCGAAACACCACCCGTAATATCTCCAGTTACATCACCAACAAACCCTCCAGCAGCAGTACATACATCATTCTCATCTACAGAAAATCCATCTAAATTAAATTTATCGGACATAGTATCCTCCCCTAACTGCCTGCACTTATTGTTAATACTCCGCTATTAAGCCATACATCACCAGCCGAAAGACCAGAATCAGCAGTCGGCAAATTTGCCACATTGAGCACGGTTCCCGTTACGGTCAATCCATTATCGAGTGTCATATTATCGTTTGTATCAACAGATACACCTTCAAGATTCCATTTATCAGGCATGTTATTTCTCCAATTAAAAAGTTAAGTGAGGGGCGGTTTCCCGCCGCCTCACAGTTTTGATCTATACGATCTGCTGACCGCGCCATGCGCCCGGACGGCGAAGACCTGTACCCATCGCCATACGAAGACGGCTCCAGATGAGATCAGGGTTATCGCCAGCCTGATATACAAGCACGCTAGGAGCAATACGGATATGGAACTCAAGTTCGTTTTCCGCGTCACCCATATAGGCAACAGTACCGCTAGACAGCCAATCCCAAACTTCAAACCCGACATCGCTTACGATGTTGGTATTGTTCAGCGAGGTATCGACCTTCAGGGTTGTTCCTGTAATCTCCTTCGCAGTATCCTCCTGATCCGGAGAGACGATAAATTTCGTCAACATCTGAGGATCAAGATCGCCATTTCCATCGAGGTACTTCCGGAAGTTTACACGCGCTGTCGCAATTGCGTCTGCGGTCAGTGCGCCAGATGCTTCCAAGTTACTCCAAGTACCAGCCGATGCTTTAGGCTGTGGACGGCCTGCCGAGAACAGAGCAAGACCATCTTCCGCCAAAACGGAAAGATTAGTCGTACCGAATCCACGGTTCACCGAGTCTGCAAGGATACGTTCAATCGTCTTGCGAGCTGAATGGGTCAGCGAACGAGAGTGATCGCCAACAATACTGTAGCGGTCGGTCTCAAGCGTTTCGCGGGTAATACCCATCTGCAAACGCATGACGTAGTTCGTAATAAGCTGATCGAAACCAACGGACTTCTTATCAGCAGGAACCTGATCGCCATCGGAGTTCAACTGAACCATACCGATGCCATTCATTCCCTGATAAGAGAAGTTGTTTTTATCAACGTTCTTTACTTTGTAATAAGCCTGACCCTGAATAGGGGTGTCGGCCTCGCGTTTAAACGCTTCATCAATTCCCGCGCGGGTGAATACACCAAACTCGTCAACGAGTTCTGCGCCGGAGCCAATCTGTACTGTAGTTTTAGCACTAGATGCAAAATCCCAAGGCATAATATATTCCTCCCTTAAGCGGCATTCCCGTCAAGAATCGCCTGAGCGAACGTAACGAGTACTTTGTTATTGTTAACTGTAATGTCTTGTCCATATACGGACGTTGCATCACTCCACGGTACTCCGGTAGCCGCATAATCGCGGACCGTTGCATTACCATTGGTGGTAGTAGAGGTAATGCCCCACACACCGCCAGAGGTTTCCAACGTATAAGTCTGACCCTTGGCCAGATCTTCCGGCGCAACTGTATCTACGCACTGAATTGCAACTACGGTGTCTTCAGCGAAGAGCAAAACCGGAATGGTTTCGTTTACTTCTGACGCGACTGCCGCAAGCGCGATTCCATGAACCGAACCAGCCGCAGACGAATCGACTGCTGCAATTTTAATTTCCCCTGCCGTCGTCAAACGGATAAGGTCGCCAGCCGCGATTACGCCACCATCTACATATGCATAGCGCTCTTCACGAGCACCGCCGTAGCGGACGACTTCGGGCTTGCTGATAATTCCTGTAACTGCCATAATAGCCTCCTGTTAATTTCCAGAGCTTCGAGGTTGCTTTGCACTTGCAGTATGACTTCCGACCTTACCAGAGCCCCCATCGATCCTTTGCATCGATTCAAACTCAGTCTCGTTCTTCGTATCCTGCCAGTTCTCGAAACTGTCTTTAAGTGTTCGACAGACAATATCATTCTTAAGTGCGAACTCAGTCCGTTCCAATCCTTTAGCGGCAAGCTCCTTATCCGTTACTCTCGAACTTTGGAACATGTATTTACAATCCGGATCTTTAGCCTGAAGATCATCAATCAGGGCGGTGCGGTCATCCCGTGCAATATTTGAAACATTCATGCTCGGAGCTACCTTCCGTTCCTTACCCTTTACTTCTGGTTTTGTATCCATTTGTTTTTCTTCCACCTCATTGATCCTTGCAATCAGTGTATCCTCATTCATTAAGTGAGGACTCTTGATTCCGAGTTCCTTTGCTTTATTTACCATTGTCTTGTCTGTTGTTTTTTGGCTAGCCATTATATCACCTCAGTTAAAATCCCATCTTCATACGCTCTTCATCGGTCAACTCGAATTCTTCCGGCTTCATTGATCGGGGCTTCTTGCCAGCAATCGTTCCGCGCGGTTTCTTGACCATCGTTCCTTTGAATGCTTTTGCCACTGACAGAAGGACATTATCATCCATATCTGCGAATTGAGGGTTCTGCCGTAGCGCCTCAATTTCTGACTTGTATTCAATTGCGTCGGGATTCGTTGCACTCTTCATTGCATCTAATTGGGAAAGGATTCTCTGCTCCATGCCGCCAACATAATTAGCCAGCTTGTCCTGAAGAATCTTTTGTTTCCAATCCATGTAACCAAGTGCCTGAGTCGGATCATCTGCGACTCTATCCTGCCATTCCTGAACTTGACGTTCATGTTCTTCAGCCTCTACTTTATTATCAGACTGTGACGAAGAATCATTAAGTTTGCTTTCAATCGCATCCAGTCTCTTCTGGAGGTTTTCGTTCTCCTGCTGAATACGGTGTCCGGCTTGCTTTGATTTCTTTAGACTCTTATTTCGCTTGCGCTTTATTTCGCGCTCTTTCAGCAATAAAGCCTTAAGACCCTCTAAATCATCAGGCAAATCACCATCCGATTCGAGATCATCGTCATCTACGATATCTTCGTCCTCATCACTCTGATTAGCGACGAGTTCCATGACATCAACTACTTCTTCATTTACTTCTTCGAGTGCCTCTAGTGATTCATTACTCACATTGCTCTCCCTTTGTTTGCTTTCTTATCGCCGTAATTCTCGTTCTTGTCAACAAGAATTACACTATTTCATTTTACGCGCCTCTTCAAACAAGCGCAAAACTATTTCTTTCTGACGTATCTTCTCCGCATTTGCCTCTGTTGGATGCTTGATTAGATTCCTTATGTCTTTGGACATTTCCATATTAAGTTCACAAATAAAAGCCTCGCATGCCGGGGTATTCGCCCATACAGCCATATCACTTGAATCGATTCCTTTTAATTTATTGAATGCCACCGAGGGCCTCCGATATCTGCTGTCCACCTTGGATGCCTTCGCTCACAGGAGCGGTAAGATTATTCTGCTGCGGCGGACTGGAAATACGTCCCTCAACTTGCGCGATAACCTGATCGAGTATTCCAATGTTTTCATTCTGATCTTCATTACCCGACCACCTCATGCGCTCTGCTTTGTAGATTTCAAGGTGTTTCTTTAGATTCATTGAATCAGTAAGCTGAGGCAAAGTACCTTGGTTAAGGATACGAGCAACATTGGCTCGTGCATTTGCTTCCGCATCACCCTCGTTTCCGGATCGAACAAACTTGGATGTACCCATCATCTTCTCGGACAAGACTTTATTAAACTCAACCCAATCGACTGTCTCCGCCATAGGTGTAGTCGCAATTACAGTTGCATAATTCGTCATCCTTGTAGCTTGCGCCGCATCATCCTTGATATCATCCATAATATCGACAATGATATCAAACTCTCCGCCGATCTCCTTTGGTTTAATCTGGACAGTTCTATCCTCTTCATCTGTAATTTGAACAACCTGTTCCCTGCGTCCATATGCTTCCCATAGAACCTTGATACGCCACGCATAGAATCCAAGAAACTGGTCGAGGATATATTCTATATTCACAAGATTCGGCCTGCGACTGTTACCGCTGATTGTATTTGCCTCCGAGGCGGAAGTGCGTGCCCCGAAACTTTCTCCGGTCATATTTTTATCTATACTGTTTGCAGTATTACTGTCCTCTTTTAGGTATTCAAGAACCTGAATGGATGGTTGTGACACATCCCTTACCTTAAATTCCCCGATAGAATTTTGATCGTCAACAATAAAGCGCTGATCGGGCTTGAATTCCCTATCATTTCCCCTTACTGATCCCTGAACCTCCCATAACGGCGGCTTATTGACTAGCGTGTTATTATCAATAATCTGCCTAATCAGCGTAGTTTCCGTTGCAATATTGCTACGTACAACTTCAAAGCTACTAATATGGTAAAGCAAGTCCTGATCGTCTGGATTGGCATGAATCATCTCAATCGGAATCGCATCATCAGGTTCTTGATTGCGTTCAATCCTCGCCACTACAGATTCATTTGCAGTATTACCGAACATGGTAACGCGATATCTAAGCGGAACATTTGCAAGCTCATCCCATGTCTCCTCATTATCATCAATAGGTACATTTATAAAAACCTCGCGTTTAAGATACTGACCTGTCCCGGTATTCGTCGGCTTGTTCACAAGTGCTCGGTTCTCTTTCTTTGTGAATTCATTTTCAAATCCACTGAATCCATCCCATTGATGATTTGTATTCAAATCCTCAAGAAGATCTTCACGGTATATCCCGGTCTGAATTCCATCAACAATATCACTCATACCGACAACGCCAGAGACAATCACGCATTCCTGATCCTGAATATTTCCAATGGCAGTATCCGCCTTAACCGCCTCGATGGGTAGGATCTTCAGGACAGGGCGGTTCTCTACTACGGTTTCCACTTTTTCTATTTTAGTATCAACAACCGTGATGCCGTCTGTATCAAACTGGGGGACTGAAATTGTTTTTTCCCCGAGTTCCTGAATCCATTCAACCATGACAGGAGTGTTTCCGTACTTGTTAATCTGAGTCCAAAACTCATTTGACTTTCGATTAAACTTATCTCTCTTCATCGACCACTTGGCAAGAAGATTAAGTTTCTTCTCCCGCTGTTTCGTATGATCCTGAGTAGAATCAATAGCGTCATCCTGTAATGCTTCATACTTGAACGGCATATCTCTTGAGGTCTGGACGGCATATCCATTTGATGCCTTCTGTGTCACCTGACGATGAAACTGAGTCGTCCCGGTCTTAGCCCTCTCCCATGTGTCCGGTTCATTTGCCCCTTTAGACTTCTCCGACTGTGCAACCGCATCGTTGATGCAGGATCTAAAAGCCCAGTCGCACAGATTCCATATTCCGCTTTCCTGTGTTGTCCATTGCTCACGCTGTGCCACGAAACGATTATCATATTCATCTACGGATGCCTTAACTTTTCCTACGATATCATCATCTGATGCCAAGTTCTTTACATCCTCTATGAAATATGCCTCACGTACCTCTATCTCTGCTTCTTTTGGTATAAAATCTTGTGCATCTGCCATATTATTCTCCGTCCGTTAGGAATTCGATTGCGTCTTCGTGAAGCATGTAGTCTTTTGAATACTGTATTCTACTAAGAGACTCCGTTGACTCAGGTGCAATACAGAACCATCCGATGTTATCCCTGCTGATATGCTGGCAATCGTCGGATACATCTATAATCTCAACCCAGTTCGTCTGTTCAATTGCAGAATCGGTGATATACAGTGACACATCGCCATTATCTTTTCTGATATGGTCATTCAGACATTTCCTTATCTTCACTCTTCTGTTTATAGGCTTGCATTCTTCTCCACAAAACACTCCAAAAAGTTTATCAGCCTTTGTTATCGCATATTCTTTACCATCAATAATATGATCTGTTACTCCATAATGAGGAATATGCACTTTGTCTCCAATATTAACTACTCCGTTGCTTTCAATTGAACTTATCGTACCAATATAGCTTTTTGTCAAGGCTCCTTCCGATATTTCAAGCCCTAAATATTCCTTCTCCATCGGATCTCTGATAATAAATACGTTATCACCCAGTGCTTTCATATCAATATCCCGTTAATCTATCAATTATTCTTGTTGGTTTCACCATTCGAGAGCCAGATCCCTCCACCATGTCCTCATAGAACTCTCTATCACTCATTCTTGCATTCCCCCTGAACATCGGCTTCGCCTGAATCATCAGCTTCATACAATCACACAAGTCATCGTCTGTCTTTGTCGGGCTTTCCTTCGCCAACCGCTCGGTAGATTTGGTCTTACGCTCTACCCACACCCATCTCTTAATGGTTCTGATAAAATCGACACAGGTATCGAACACATATACTCGCGGAGCCCCCATCTCTCCGGTAACAAAGTGTTTCTTTTGGGGGTCTATAGCAAACCATTCCTTCAGAATAGGAACATAGTGATCCGAATCCTTACCGCACCTTTTTTCATGTGCAACCCGGCCAGATCATACAACTTGGCTAGGGTAATCCCATCCCCAGAGCTATTTGTACTAAAAGCCCGAGCATCAAAGACATTCCATTGATAGCTTTCACCACATTGAACTTCTTCATAACGGTTATATATCATATCATTCTTAGGGTTGTTGTAGGTTCCTATCAACTTGCGCCTGTTTCCTGACAATTCGATAATTTCTTTTGCAATCTGTGTCGGGACTTTTCCCTTGCGTAGATAATCCCTATAAAAAACAGATCCCCTGCTGGACTCATCGCTCCCCACAGGCATGCCGCTGGATGCTTATCTCCGTGGTCCACAGAGCGGAATAAACTCCAGTGTTCGGGGATATCAAACGGCTCTATAATGTGAATATTTGAATTCCACTCATCAATGACCAAACCACTTGACTCATGCCATCGACCGAAGAATCGGGATTCGCCCTCTCTACGCGCTTTGTCATCCTGAAGACGCTCCGGCTCCGCAACCCATTTCTCGAATGCCTTAACCTTTGACTCTTCTGGATAGATCCAGTCCGGAACATCCCATACCTGACCATGATACGTTCTGATGCTGCGTCCCTTGGCCTGTACTCCATCGGTCAGCTTATTAATCCATGACCCCGCCCCTGTATCCGGTCGGCCCTCAACTTTATGCGGAGTCATGGCAAAGTCATGCCGCCCGCCACTCGGGGTTGTTCTTGATCGTTCATCCGCTCCATCGAACTTGGCCTCTTCTCCCTGCTCATCCCATGCCCAGTCCTCTACAACATTGGATTCGAATCGAGCCTGCCCCTGAGAGGTAGCATAAAAGCCTATTTGTGAGCCACAGGAAAGCGGCAGACGAGGATCTACGCGCAATGTAACCTGTCTAGCCCCTTTACCTTTATAATCCCTTGAGTATGCACCCAGTTCATTCTCCGGAATCCAGTTCAGCAACATGGGAAGGATGGTAGATTGATGAGAACCTAGTTCATACGATGCGAATCCACACGTCTTCGGCCCTGTCCACGGTCTGTATTTCACTCCGTACTTGCTGAAGATCTCCCATGATGGGTCACAGGGCAGGATATTAATCAGCTTTTTAATCAATGCCGTCTGCGTCTTGCCGAATCGGTTGCATGCTGTGAAAATACAAATATCATTCGTGGTATCATTGATGAATTCCAGCGCCTGTTGCCCGGACGGAGCGAAGAACCGTAACGGATTCTTCCTTTGTTCTTCCTCCAGATCCCTCAAATACTGCGCGGTCTTGGGATGATCCGACAGATACTGCATGGTATAAGAGAAGATCATGCGACCCAGAATCAATCGGTACCGCATGGTATCATTAATCTTCGCCCGGAGATCAGGATCATTGAGATATTCCAGATAGGAGATATTCCTACGCCCATCTTCAGTCATGAATGTATAAACAACATCCTCAAGGTTGGAAAGATCTCGATGTTTCTCTATATCAAGAATTATTTTTCGGCTCATACTTCTTCGGCTTCCGCTTCATCTCACCATTCTTTTCCCTGCGCTTAAATGCAAAATTCCATCGCTCATCGAATTCCTGCTCATCGATATCTTTCGGCCTGCACTTCGATCCCTTACTCACCACATTCCTCCCTTCCTGAAGCATACCCTCTCTCAATACAGATTCTCTTAGCCTCAATAGCACAGGCAAAAATATCCGGAGCCTTGATATAGCCCTCCTTAATCGTCTTTCCCTTATCTTCCATTCTCACCTGAAACGTTTTCATCCATAACCTCTATCAATCTTCGGTACGCATTACTATCACACACATAAACGGATATGGAAAGCAACGATTCCCCCGGCCTTTCGTTATCCAGAAAGAATGCCCCATCATGCATATGCCTCAAGCACTTCCGGTATGAAATGCCCTTCGCCTCTGCAACATCCGCAATGCCTATCTTAAGCTTCTGTTTCTTCATCAACCATCCGGTTATGTTCCTTGGCAGCAGCAACATTCAGACTATACAGCAGGTTTGTCAGCCGCTCTGATTCCTGAGCGGTAATCTCACGCCACTGCACATCATCACGAAACAATACACGATGATGCGAACCCACACTGTGAATCGTGATATGTACATGCGGCACCATAAAATGTCCGCAGTCAATTGTATTTACATTCAAGTGCATTATTATTCTTTCTCCAAAGGTGATTCAGATACTTCCACATCATGCTCTATAGCCTGTAGGATATTATCCAGCCTACTCTTCCCGATCTCTCTATGTTTTCGATTGATTCAGATCCCTGCTGATCGCCACATAATCCTTTGCAATCTTCATCAGATCCTTGGCACTCGACTCTGCCTAGCTTTTCCGGTGTGATTGAACTTAACGCCTCCATGCCCCTCGTCTCTGCAAGGACGGGTAATAAAAGCCTTCCTTGCCTTCGGTGAGATCTTGAACATTCCATTCGGATCAACCTTCTTTAAGACTTTATTAATATAAGGCTGAGACACGTCAAACATCTTAGCGATAAAATTCTGAGAGTACCCGCATGCCGTAGCGCACAGGATCATCTGATTCTTCGGAGACTCCCCGATCAGGGATGGGAACTGTGCCACTTCATCCGCTCCCATAACATCGCATGCCAATGTCATATCCACCGCTTCGTTCATATTTTCTTCTACTGTACCTTTATCGTCCTCGGTCATGTGCGTAAAAGTGGCTTATTCGTCAAATATTGTCAAATAGAATTTTTAAATAAATGCACTAAACTTCGGGTTGGCATGACAAAATAGACGTAAAAGGGGGTTTATGGTACACACATATACGGCACACAGATATGCGGCGAATACAGCTCCATTCGCCGCACAAAACATAACATGCACAAAATACCCTACCCACTGTGTTTTTCGGACGCCTAATATTATGCGCCTTGTGTTTTTTGGATGCCTCCCCCTCCCCCGGCTGCGCCCCCACGGGGGAAACGCTCCCC